AAATATACGATAGGCAGCATCTACAAAACCGGAGATACCTTTGTATAGAAATCCATTCTTAACCATATCACCAGGAGTGACAGCATCTATAATATTTGCTACTGCTCTACCAGGGGAATACTTAGCAGCACTAACTGCATCAAGAGTATCCTGAAATAAATCTTGCTCTTCTTGTGTTCCAGCTTTTTTATATGCTAAAGATAAATATTTTTGTTGCTCTGGAGTTGCCTCTTTTATTAACTGTGTTTGATCTTCACCAGAAGAAATACGCACAGCAATGTCTACTGCATCTTGTCCATACTTTTTACGAGCATCTTCTAAGCGATCATTATTAAACTTTCTTTCACCGCTAAGACCTGCTTCATTCCAAGCCTTACCTAAATCAGTACCTTCTTCAACTGCAATCTGTAAAGTTCTTGCAACGCGAGTAGAAGTATCGGAAACATAGTCAAGGCCTTTTAATAAAGCACCACCACTATAATTCCAAGCAGTACCAAACCAACCTTGTTTTGGTTTTGTTTCTGGGGTTTCTTCACCAAAAGAATTAACAAGTGATTTCTGTTGATCTGGAGTGTATTTAGTTACAGCTTTACTGGCTATATCAGGAGGTAAGTTAGATAACTCTCTATGAGCAAGAAGTTGCTTATTAAAGTCTTCTATTTGCTTACGCTCTGCTGCCGATAAACCCGAAGCATATGCTGCTGCTTTTAGATTCTCAGCCACTATTGACCTTTAGATAATGCCTGCTGATATAATATTGTTATTTCACCAGTTTCATCATATGGAATAAGATCAACTAAGATATCTGAAGTTTTACGACTAGCAAATTTAGATTGCATCGCAAGTGCTTCTGGTCCAGCGCCTGGTCCCATAGGAGCACCAGTCATAATATCTTGTGCTTTGTTTTGACTATCAGCAAATATTGGAGTTACTTGTTGTAAAGGATTAGATGGTCTTCCACCTACATTATCTGCAATGCCACGAGTCTTTGACTTAGGTGCTGCTGTATTAAGTGCGGCAGTCTCGCCGCCTTCTCCGTATGATGTTGAACCTAAACTCATATCTGTTCTCTTGGAGAATTTGCCTGGGCCTGATGCGCCAGCTAATGGACCTCTTGCCATTATTCCTCCTTTAAAGTTTCTAAGTCTTGCGAAAATTTTTGCCAAACTTTATCTTCTTGGCTTTTTTGATTTGAATGATAGACAGCTAACTGGTGTAAGTCATCTGCTAAAGCATCTATAGCCGATGCTATATTTAAAACGAATCCTGTAGCAATTACGAAGTAATCAGACGTTCGTACTGGGCGATTAAGATTATTATCGTTATTCACCCAGTACTCCTGTCATTAAAATAATTACGCTTTTGTTCCTTTGCGACCTGCTGGTGTGTAGCCGAACTTAACTTCTCCACCTGCTGGCTTGGCTGTATCCATCTTGCCTTGTACAGGCTTGACCTCTACAGACTTTTGAAATGTTCCCTTTTTCATTTTCACCTCCTTCTATTATGCTGCTCCGCCAATGGAGGCGAGTAGTTGTGCGATGTCAGGTCTAGGTCCAGCAGCAGGGGCCTCTCCGCTTTGTTGTTGTTCAGTTGGCTGCGAGGCAGGAACGGGGGCCGTTCCTACTGCTGGAATACTAGATTGTTCTGGAAGTGCCGGTGCTGTTGGTGCCACCGGTTGTGGTTCTGGTGCAAATGCTTTTTCTATAATAGTTTCTAACTGGAAACCCTTTTGTCTGCCTTGTATTACTTCGGCAATTCTCGTAATGATTTGAGATGGGTCTTGACCTTGGGCAGCAAGCGCGGGAATAGCTTGTGCATACTGAGCAACAGCAACCCTAAGAGAATCACGCATTTCTTCAATGTCAACTCTTTGTTCTTCTTGCGTAACATTTAACTCCATTGGTATTTCTCGGCGGACATAATCTCTTGATACTAATTTATCGCTACGCATTTGTAGTAATGCAATGATGGCTCGGTTAGGATCCATACCAGACATAATGCCGTAACGTACATCTACGCCATACTCACCTTTAATATCGCGAGATGGTGTGTACTTCATTGTATAAGGTGTACCGTCATCGGTTCCCTTAATAGTCTTAGTCATATTACCAAAGACAACCTCATCTACTTCAAAGCAAAGTGAGGTTAACTCTTGGAATAATCTAGCGAACTGTGCTTGTGCTGCTTTAACTTGTGTATCAAAGCCAGCTTGTAATGCTTGAACTCCACGACCTGTAACAACAGAGGCATCAATATTACCTGAACGAGATTCAGGGTAGCGAGAACCTAATCTTAATTCACGCTCTAGTACACCTGACTCTGTAAATACTCCTGCTGGTAGTTCTAGTGGAACTCTACGAATACCTTGTGGATTAGCAGACCTCATAATCGCATCAGGTCCTAGTGCTAACTCCTGTACATCCTGCGGAATAGCAATAGGTGCTTGAATAGATTTTTCTGCTGCTTGGATCTGCAATACTGCAAAGCGAGCACGGGCTAACTGAACAGATAAAACATCATCAAACTGTCCACGAGCTTCACCATCTAAAGATGAACGAAGTGCAACTCTTGCTAAACACTTACCTACTGGGTTAGGTGTATTAGATAGAACTAAGTTATTACGCTCTGGTATAAAAATTAAGTCTTGATCTTTATCGTGGTATCTAACGATAGATAGGTAAGGGGATGCGTAAGAATAAACAGTCTTACCAACTATCTGATCGTAATACTCAGGATATTGGGAAGCGATAGTTTCAGCATCGGATGCAATGATCTGTGATATAGATAGGCAACGACCAAATCTATCTACCTCAGGGTATACACCAAAGGGATTTAATAAACGGATACGAGGATTGTTTGTCTCATAATCCATCTCAATCATTGCTGGCAATAAACCGTAGGTATTAAAGTAATCAGCACCGGTATACATCTGTATCTGTAGATCAGATGATGAGACGTAATAGTTTGCTATACGAGTTCTAGTATCAGCAGCACGGCGTTGGGTATCAGATACCATATTAGTTGCTGCACAGTTAAAGGATGGCAGTGGTGCCATTACCTCTGCTAGATCCCTCGCTGCTACATCTACGAAGTTTGCAACTAAAGGCTTTGGGTAATCCTCTGAGAACATAGCTGGATATACTTTTGATATATCACCTTGGCGCACGGAAAGAACATCACGCATACGCTGGTCTCTAGCTGCATAGCGGTTCTTCAACCGATCTATCTTTGAGACTACCTCTTTAGTTGATAACACTATTTGTCCTTAATAAGATTAATTACTTTCCGCCCATAATTTTCTTTGTAGCAGATTTAACTTTTTTAGCTTCTGCTTTATTAACCATAGATTCACCACGAGTTACTGCTCTACTTCTTTCAACGCCTATTTGTCTTGTAACAATAGGGGCTAATTTATTGAACAATGCTCTTTCTTCGGATGGTTTAAGATTTAATTTTTTCATACCAGCCTGTATATACATTCCTGCTGCGCTTGGTGTATCTAATTGTTTATTCTCTGCTTTTTTAAGTCTATTTTTAGAACTATCTGCTTTTTTCATTTATATCCCCTTAGATGAATGTACGTTCTTTTTCTGCAAACAGTTCATCTAGGTTGACGACTGTTCTCTTACTTTGTTCATACTTTGATAGAAATGGATTCTTCAAGTGATGAGTTTGGTACTTACCATAGTTGAGCATCTCTCTTGCTCTGATTTCGCAGAACCAAAGAGCCATTACCATATCTGTCTTACCCTTAGTCGTAGGAGACCAAGTAATTAACTGCTCTATTAGAGCCTTAATGTTTTCAGTTTGATCTGAAGGAAGGTGTATTAGATTATCCCTATGGTGCTTGCCATCAAACTGCTTAGTACCAAATAAACTAGCCATAGATGCAACACCGAAACCTGCATCCCATTTATTACTGCCGGTATGGTGTTCTTTAAACTGTACACCTTTAGATGCTAAGTGCATCTTAATACCTTCATCTTGTGTTAGGAAAGATTGAAAGGCGTTCTTCTCTACTATCCACTCACTAGGACCATACAAGGATGTCCAGTCAAATATTAGATTTCTAATAGCAGCAGGGCTAGGTCTAGTAATTTTTATAGCATCTACAATATAGCGTTTACTAGTAGCTCTATCTATTGCATAACAGATAGCTGCGGTATCTCCTACCATTGCAGGATCTAACCCACAGATATAGGTAAAGCCATTTAAATCTCTTGGGTGTCCAGGATGACCTGCGGTTAACCTACCTGACTTACGCATACCATCTATAGAACCACGAACACATACGGGGTCAAAGGCTGCATCATCTGAGATATCTTGTTGCTGATAAATTAAAGCCCAAGTTGAAGCATCCATAGATTGGCGTTCGTTGTATAGGTTACGCCCATTCCATCTAGGATAAAATCCAGTTACTGGATCCTTCTCCTCTTCCTTCTGACCATCAAAGGGTTGATCTGAGGCTGGCCATAAGGTGACCCACTCTTCAGGCTTCTCATTAGATTCTAATAGGGCTGGCATTGCAAGGTATGACCAAGGTACTAGGCCGCCAGGATACCTATCGTTGTTGCGTAGTTCTTTATATAGATCAACTGCTGCAACGCGAGTACCAATAATAATTAATTTACCACTAGGATTAAGACGAGACCGGACATCTTGGGTTAACCACTTAATCTGTCGTTCAAAGTCATTAGCATTGGATAGAGTCACAGCATCATCTACTATGATCATATCGGCTCTCTTACCGTAGATCTGACCGCCAATACCTACTGCTTCTATATTGGGATCTTTTTCAGATGATTCACGCAACTCATCCCCGAAGGTAACTCTGGTGGCTTGCCAAGAAGCACTCTTTGATCTAAAGCCCACACCGGCAGCGTAAGCTGATTGTAACTCCTCATATGAGGGGTGGGTTAATCTCTGCTTTATAGCGTATAAGAAATCTGCGGCTAGCCTTTGAGTTTGGGAAACTATCAAGACTCTAAAGTTTGGATTCTTACAGACCTGCCAGGTTACGTAGTCAATAGTGATAGTCATTGACTTGGCGTGGTTGGGTGGAATGTTTAGAAGTATGCGGTTATTAGCTAGTCCTGGTTCATACTTCATAGAGGGGTGTAACCACGAAGGTTTACCAACCTCAATCATATCTACTAAATTTTGTTGATGGGGGAATGTCTTATTCTTTAGGAAGCGGTCTCTAAACTGTGCAAAGGTAATCTCTGAGATATCTCCCAGTGCAAAGTTCTTGTCCCTTAGACCTAGCCTAGTTCTATCCATCTTATCGGCAAAGACACGATCTGATCTGCGATAGTACTCATAGGTCTTTAATGATTTACCGGCTGAAGCACAGGCTTGTTCCACAGTCATATTCTCAGCTACACAACCGAGAATAATTCGCTTCGCGATATCTGCTGAGTTCTCAGCCATTAATCTCCTTGTGTATAAAACCTGTGGATAAGCGCCGTAATTAAAATCTTTGATTCATTACTAGGCAGATAATAGGTTACTGGGTGTTTAATAGTTTACACCTGCCGCGTAGTGTGTGTGTGTTCGGTTCACTTCGCTGGCGCTTCGCTCCCGAACAAGCTCCAAGCGCAGTGAGGGGTAAAACTCGGCTCGCCCTTAGGGGTCTCGCCGAAGCATCGCTGAGGCGGTAAGGGTCGTAAAACTAGTAAGGGATCGTTTTACTCCCCTACTATATATAAGGCGGGAAATATAACGCATTTCCCGTTTTTATCTAATAAATCTTTCTAAATGTGATACACCTCACTATCATACTGGTATAATACGGACATATCGGACAGGTATTACGGCAGCTTAACTTTATCAAATATTTTTATTTGGGGTGTACATATATACGCCCGCAATTTTTCAGTATGGGTGGGTCGGTTATCCGTTGCGCTGGTGGTGTTTGGTCTGCCGTTGATTAGGGTTCGCCCCTAGTTATGCCGTATTGGTAAAGATACGGGGGCTGACTACCGACACGGCACTCTTATTAAACAATTCGCCCCCATAAATAGCGATAGGGGCTAACCATTTCTAGTTAGCCCCCATTAGGGTAAGTTATCGCTTACCGATTAAGCAGACACTTATCTACTGAACCGATACACCAACCATTACCTACCCACCAAATCTGAGTGGCTATTAGGTAGGCAATAGTTAGAATAATTAACCCCATAACTACTTTACCCTTTCTAGTTATTTTCATCATTATCGCCATAAATCTTGGCAACAACTTTTGGGTGTAATTGCTTGCGCATTTCCGCAAATCCTTCAGCACCCCACCCTGCGCTAATTACCCTGCTAATTAACTTGGCTAGTGGATATTCGCTTTCATCTTTTTGAGCTAAAGACAACCATTCTAAAGCGGTTTTTTCATTTCCGCTTTCATAGTTAGCGATAGCACATAAAGTTGCTACGGGCGCAACACTTCCACTTGGCGCGATTATCGCTAATGCTGACCAAATGTTGATTAACTTGTCGCGATTACTTTCGGTAGTAATACCCACCGCATAATCTCTAACTTGTAAATCAACTAATGAACCCAATACCAAGTTAATAGTATTCGTATCCATTTCATCACTTGCGATTAAATCGTTAATGGCATTAGCACCCTTAACTTGGAAAGTCTGGAAGGCAATATCACGGGCGATATTGTCCTCTTGATTAACTATCGCATCATACTTTTGATGTAATTCGCTAACCCTTTCCTTGTCTATCTCTATTGTGTTCATACTTACCCTTCCGTTTATATCGTGAGCGATTTGCCCACTATTTTCCATCTCTTTTTTTATAGATAACGGGCGATAGCGTTATAGGTGCTAGTGCTGACCACTTCTTCATCGGTCATTTTAAGGATACGAATTGCGTTTTCCAATTCGTTTTTCATTTCGTTGTAAGTGTGGCTGTGGATTTGCTCATAAGAGCGCGTAGGCTCTTTTGGAAAATCCTTCTCATCACATAGAAGGTCAAAATCTACATTTAGAGTTTTGTTCCAAGCACGATAGTTAGTGCGTATGTTTTCTGCTTTTGTTATTTGAGCAACGGCATACTTACTAACGGATTTACGCCATACCTCTAATTGCTTTTGGTATTTTGCTTCTAGTTCATCTTGATTTGCGTAATCGGCTTTTACTTCAGCCAATTTTGCTTCTAAGGCTTTAATCACCTTAGTAGTAGCGATTTTCACGCTAATAGGTTTATTCCTATTCATACTTACCCCTTACTTTAAGTAGTGAGTAATCTACCCACTACCATAATTCTAGGGTAGATACCCCCATTTATCAACGATAACCAACACCTAATTTATGGCGTGTTTTTACCCAATAATCCCCCAAAATAGGGTAGGCTCACCCTTACTCCTATCAAATGGGGTGGAAAGGGGGTTTTATGGCTAAGAGTATGAAGGCTTATACCATTTTGGCGGATAAAGAGAAAGTGGTGTGGGTAGAAGGGGAATTGACCAAAGCCTTTACTGATAAATTACTGAGATTATATAAGCGCGTGGGAATAGACCTAAACTCATACGGCTCAGTAAGTCAGTTATTACAATTAAATCAGTTAAGCGATATAAAATAATCAAAACTCATCACCCACCCCGAAAGGGGTGGGGGGTGGGGTATTACTGGTTAGTAATATCCATTTTACCTATAATAGAGAGTGGGGGAGAGAGTGAGAGAGGGAGAGGGAGAGAGTGGGCACTAGAATATGTGATGTATGTTTTGAGTATTTTGCAACACTAAGCGAGGCTTTAGCGCATAGCGTAAAGCACGAGGAAGAGGAAGAGGGGGTGAGAGAGTGAGCGAACAAGACAAGATTTGGGATACCAATAAGATAATCAATACCGATCATCTAACTGATGACCAATGGGATATTTTAGCTGATATCTTTAAGGATTTTAAATAGCCTAAATAGTGGCTTACTATGCAAGCCTATCCAAGTAGGGTAGGCTTGCGTAGTATCCTACTAGCGATAGAGGGAGAGAGTGAGCGAACGCTTACTTGATTAGAGAGAGAGAGAGAGAGATGGAAAGAAAGAACGGCAAGGCAGCAAAGAAAAAACCAAAAGTGCAGAAGAAAACAGGCAAAACTATTGGCGGTTATAGCCTTAGTAAGTTGGCTATCCGCGCCTTAAAGAGAGGGGGCAAGCAATGATTAACTCTAATCTAGTTCGTAATCGTATAAGTGAAGCAGAGGCTATCGCTTGGGATAACTGCCACAAGATTTATATTCTTATGGATACTGAGCAAGTGGACCTTATGCGTGGCTATGGGTATGACCCAATAATCACCAATGAGGAGATGAACCCTGACGATATGCTTGATGAGGTTAAAAAGTGGTATGAGGATAGTTGCTCATTACGCTTTATTCAGGCGGTATCTACTAATGATATAGACCCTAATCTGGGATTTGAGAGTTTAGTATCTCAGTTTGAAGATCAAGATGAGGAGATATCAGTATGAATACAATAAATAAACTTACTATTGATGAGTGGGATAAGAATTACAAACCTATCACCAATAAGTTTGATAAAGATGCCTCGTTTAATGGGGTTATGTTTGAAACCTATGGGAAAGAGCTTGATTATGTGCTGACCCATAAGAATAATAAAATATGGACCCTAATAGACACAAGCAAGGGAGATATAGCGATAATTAACGGCTATCACTTAGTTAATCGTATCGGCTACTTTATTACCAAGTCTGTTTGGGTAGAGGAGTATATAACTGTGGAAATGGGTGAATAATGAGTTATACACCCGTAATCTGTGGCGACCACCTAGTCCCAATAAGTGAGTGCGACTGCGTTAATTATCTACAAGAGTTAAGAACTTCAGCTAAGCGGCTGATACAACTAGCGAAAGAGAGAGAGGAAATGAAATGAATATCTGCCAATTCTGCGGGTGGGAGATAGCGAGAGTGGACTGGTATCACCGATACAATGGCAAGTTAATCTGCGATAACTGCGTGATGGATACAATGAGTGAGAGAGAGAAGGAGAACGTAAAATGAAAGTAAAAGATGTATTAGAAGCATTAAATGGTCTACCTTTGGAAGAGATGGTTGCTATCCAATGGTATACAAAAGATGATATAGAACTTAACTTACAGAGAAAGATAACGAGAGAGGTATGGGAAGAAGTCTGTGAGTATGCTTGCGATGAGCCTGATATGAACGACTTTTCTATTCCTCACCTATTAGAGAGGGCGGAGAGAGATAGTGAGTAATGTGGTAGAGCTACGCAATGGGTCGCTGAAGCGCATCATATTCTATGAGGTATCAGACTCACAGAACATAGCCATATGGGGAGGAGAGAGCGCTTTAGAAGCCTTAAAATGGTATAGGAATAGCCCTAATGGGAGTAAAATCTATGTCCAAGAGTGGCTAACAGATGAGGAAGATGCCAAGCAAGTGTCCTCCCAGATAGAGATAACACCTATAGTATTATCTACTATTGCTAATTGTATGGACAGGTGGGTTTAATGAGAGAAGCTAGGCAACGAGTAAAGACCGCGAAGGCGCAAGCCGTTCGTCAGAGAAACTATCGTAGAGCTAGAGATAGAGCGCTAGTAAAGCTAGCCAACCTTTACCGAGAAGAGTATTGGGATCTCTTAGAGGAAGAGAAGAGGGCTGATGAAGAAGGTAATAAGAAATGGCTTGATATTAGTGGTCGCACTAGGACTACTGGTAGTAGGAGAAAGTAAATTATTTCCACCACCGGTGGGGAAAATCCCCAATGGTGTAATAGAGAATAGGAAGGCAACTAAAGATGAGAAAAACTATAATAGAAAGCTCGCTAAGGACTACGCTGCGGCTGGTTGGGGCTGGAGAGGAAAAGAGTGGACCTGCCTTGAGTCCTTATGGACCCGTGAGAGCAGGTTTGACCACCACGCAAAGAATCAAAGAGGATCAAGCGCTTACGGAATTGCTCAACTGCTTGGAGAGCAAGATGTTAGAAGCGAATATCAAATCCTTAGAGGTCTTAGATATGTTAATACACGATACTCTTCCCCGTGTAAAGCGTGGAATTTCTTCTTAAAAAATAACTACTACTGAGTATGATAGTATCTAACTCTTAGGTCGGCTCTCTCCGATCTATCTAAAGAAAGCCTTGCTACCCTTCCAGCAGGGCTTTCTACTTTTTTCTAATCCAATACTGATCGTTGATAACTAATGTGTCCAGCTCAGCCTTGTGTCGCTCAGTAAATAAGAGTATGCCAGGGCGAGGTGTCTTAGATGGTGGTAGATGGCGACCCCAAGTGTAATCATCAAAGGCCATAATGCCACCGGACTTTAACAAAGGCCAGCTAAGTTCTGCATCCATTAGCACACTAACTGCTGTGTGGTCTGCATCAATATAAATAAAATCATATGAGTTCATAAAGTTATTGCGTTGTCTAATTAGATACTCAACAGTATCACTAACCACAGATACAATAGATAGATTATTAATCTTCTCTTTGTATACCCGCTCAACATCGCTGAAGTCCATCTCGGCGTGGCTTTCCTCATCACTTCCAGCCCAAGTATCAACATCAATTAGTATTGAACTCTTATCAGTTAGAATGTTATTACATAACCACACACTAGCATCACCCGTGTATACACCTAGTTGTAAGAACCTTAGGTTTTCTTTACCTGCATACTCTGATAGATAGGTAGTAAAATTATTCTGTGCAGTTTGTGCAAACCAATTAGGATAATCAGTCATCGCTTATCCGTACTATAGAAGCCATCACCTTTAAAACTTACAGCAGGAGGAGCATAAACGCGACTAGCGAGATCACCACAACAGAGAGGTATATTCTCATCATCATATACAGACCTTTCAACTGAGCTAACTAGGTTACAAGTATTACATCTATATTCGTAGATCAAAACACTATCCCATCTTCTAGCTTTAAGAACCCTACTAGTTTAGTACGCTTAGTTCTATTCTCAAACTCAGTAGTAATAGGTAGCCACTTCTCCTCCCACTTAGGTTGAGGTATCTCGGTTAAGTTAAATCCCCACACACCATCAGGTGTGGAGTTAATATACCAAGGTGTAAGTGATCTAATACCTGCTGCCAATATTAAACCCTGATACTTACTCTCTTCAATAAGTAGATCAGGGTAGTGAGTCTTGCGAGACTTTAATTCTATAAACATCTTAGCCTCTAGTGATATACAATCCCAGTTATCAAACTCTTCACTCTTCTCAAGGTCGGGATAGTAATTCTCTTTAAGGTAATCAAATAATTGTGGCTCTTTAAACTCTATGCCCAAGGTGTCTCACCACCTAGCCTGTCTTGTAATCTACGCAAGGCTGAGGTTGACCGGCGATCAGCAGTAGAGATAGCACACTCTAAGTACTGCGCTATCTGATTTAAAGTAAAGTTATCGTGGTATCTCATCTGCAATATAGTCTTATCTTCTTGACCTAGCTTTAGATAAGCCTTCTTTAAATCAATTAGGATAGCTAATAGGTTGCCACCTTCAGCAGGTGTTGACTGCTTACGAGGTGTGCCATCGTTGATCATCTCTTGTGCTTGCTCTAGTACTGTGCCTTCTACAACGGATGCAATAATGAATGGGATTAACTGTGCAATAGTTGAGGTATCGTAGAACGCTTCATCGCCTACTTTATATCCAGCCTTACGAGCTTTCTCTTTACGAGCATATCTTTCTGCAACTCTACGCATCTGATAAACAATACGCTTCTCATTGTGCTCACGCTTTCGCAGATCAGGTTCATTAAGTAGATCAGTAAACTGTTGACCGCGACCAATAGCCCAGAGATAACACTCTTGTCTTACATCATCTGTATCAACCCAACCTTTAAACTTATTAACTATACTGTAAGCAACTGAAGGTACTAACTCGTATAGAGTTGGATGTAATTCTGGACTCATTCGTTTATTACAACTGGTTCTAAGTAGTGGGCAAAGTATTTACTAGCAACAAAGTGAACATTAAAGTCGTGCTCTTGTGTATCTGCCCGTGTTAACCCATAAGTTGGTGGGATACTACGCAAAATCTTAGCAGGAATAACTAATAAAGCATCTGTATATCTTATAACAATTCTATTATAGGCATCGGGACTATCATCTAATGGTTCAGTAAGCCACATACGCTGCAACTTTTGATAAGGAAACTTAACCTCAGTACCTGAATGGGACTTCATCCACTTGATTTCTATACCACCAATATAGTTAGCATAACCATTGGGTTTTAGTTGGTTTACTAAGTAATCTACAAAGTAATAACGAGGTGTTTTATAAAACTCCCAGTTGTATGCAGTAGCAAGGTAGTCAGCAACTAATTGTTCTCGCTTACCATCTTGCCATACCTGTCTTATTGGTTCTGTGCTCATTCACAGTCCAGCGTTTGCACCTCAGGCCAGTTGCCATCTAACACCATCAGCGCAATAGCTGAGTAATTAAGTAAGTCAACAAAAGAATCTCGTAATGATTCATTACTTGGTGCAACTTTGCTATCTACTAAGTTATTAATGCGAGCTATCTTGTCCCACATACGTACTCTTAGTCCGTTGATAGGACCGCCAGGTGATCTTGCAATATTTAATGGACCGTAATCGTGATGCTTACTAATAAGTAAATCACCGGCGGCATCCATAACGCGCCACATATTATTAATGAACTCTTCTTCTACTCCTTCGTTGGAGGTGGTGCGATTTCTATTGTGTGCTTTTCGTAATTGATCCTGATAATAGAGATCCCTAAGGTCGCCAACCACTCTGCTAGTACCATCAGGTCTGAGTTCTTCATACATTAGGTACTCCAATTGTCCGTTTTGTCTCTTCTATACCCTTTGCTAAGTATAGATCATTAAGGTCCATACCAGCAGGAAGCGACACGATAGTGGAGTTAATAACTTCTTGGGCTACCATCCTAGAAAACTCTGCACCAGGATTAGAACCATCTTCTTTTAAATCATTATCACCAATAATATAAACCTTGCCATAGCCAGTAAACATCCTTGTAAAGTGTGACTTCCAAGCCTGTACACCAGGAACTCCCACTGCTGGTATACCTAAGATTGCAGATGCAACAATAGTATCTAGCTCACCTTCACAGATTGCTATGTATTCACTAGTTAAAATAATATCGCCAACGTTATATAGATGACCCTTCTGTCCTAGTGGTGCTCCATACCTAGGTTTACCTTCATCTAATCTTCTAAACTTAAAGCCAACACAGTGTCCCATTACCGTCATATAAGGTATGGATAGCCAACCCTTATAATGTTCGTGGGTTGCAGCAGGTTCTCTTATATAACCTAAGTAGTATTGATCAGCTACCTCTTTAGAAATCCCACGACCTGCGAGAAAGTTTATTGCTTCCTCGTTTAGATCCTTGTTGTACTGTATTGCCGCTTCTAGCGAGGATTTCAATTGCGCGGGCGAGAGCATCTTTAAACTCCATATTCTCTATAAGACTAATAATGTTTACTGCGTTGCCACCCTTACCGCAAGTGTGACAGAAATATAAATTGTCCTTAGTGTTTATTACTGCGCTTCGCCTACTGTCGCTATGTAATACACACCTTACAGAACAAGCCCTACCTTCCCTTACCTCACCGCCATAGTGAGCAACTATTACTCCAATGGGTATTGTGTTCGCATCGGTTCTGCCATTGCCATTGCCCGACTTCCTGCTTCTGGACCAGTCTTGTGCTGGCATCCGCAGTCCTCCTTACATTTCTTGTGCATAGTAGTAGCGCGTTTGAACTGACCAATTCTATTCAGCTCACCACCTGCTTTACATATTTCGCAGATCATTCTTCTTCCTTAACCTCTTCTACTGTTGGTGTTACTTCTTCTACTGCTTCTTCTGGTTCTGCCCAAGTTGTTGTCGTAGTGATTATGCCTTCTGGTACTGGTGTCATTGCTTCTCCTTTAGCCATTGTGTTAAGTCTTGGATTACCCAAGCCTTATCTATTCCTGCGTTTCTTCTCTTGAATAAAACATAACTAAGAGGCTGACTAATACCGCGATGCTTAGAATAATTAGTAGCTTCTTTTTGTGCTTCATCCCAGAACTCCTTTAAGTTTAACTTCTTAGTATTCTTTAACTCAAAGATAAAGGTTTCACCGGCAACTATAACTACTAGATCACCCTCATCTTCTGACCCTGATAAACGTAGCCTCTCAGCTACTGCTCCCATCTTCCTAAACCATTTCATTACATCAACTTCAAACTGAGCACCCTTGGTCTTGTTATACCTTGGAGTCATTAAACACCGCATCTCTTCTATACATCATACCCAAAGCATCTGAGTCACTGATCTGACATATCCCATAGTTAACAAATAAACCAACGTGATCAGATCCATCTGCTGTATGTGGACCAAACCTATTCTTAACTGCTGCTACCTTTAATACTTTGTTATAAGGATCAAAGCCAAGAGTAAGTATTAGCGCTGGTAGTTGAGATACCTTACCGTGAATAGCCCTACGAGCAGGTGGTTCACTAGTCTTTCCATACTCAGTCTGTTCACTGACGTGGTGCAATACCATTACACAGGCTTCAGTCTTGCGAGCCATATCGTGGAACTCCACCATAATAGCTCGCAGACCTGCCCATTCATTATCAGATTCAGCAGCAACATTCATCAGGTTATCTATAACAACCAACTCAGGTGGAATACCAAACAATTCAACATAGGCTCTAACCTCTAACTCAATATCATCTAGTGATGGTGATGAGTCAAAGACGAACTGTATGTTTTCTAAATTGTCTAGATGCTTATCGTAGTAATGACGGTTACTATTTAGATTAGCTTCCACCATAAGTTGGCTGTGTCCTGATAGGTGAGAGGCTGCTCTCATCATCACTGTTGCTGTATCTGTATCTGCTGAAAAGAATAAAGTAGGAACTCTTGCTTTAATTGCGTAGATAAGAGCGAACATACTCTTACCAACATTGGGTGCGGCTGCAATCATACATACCTGACCTCTACGAAACTTGATCTGCTTCTTAGCTAGATCAGCCCATACGTCAGGTAGCGGTGTTGCATTAGTGGTTGACCCACGCCACGCCCTATTTAAATTAAGCAACGTTTTCCTCTTGTATTTTTATATTTAATTTAGCTCTTAGTTTTCTGCGGTCACGCTCAGTTACTCCGCCCCAAACGCCAAATCTTTCTTTGCGTAATCCCCATTCAAAACACTCGGCAATATGAGGACATATTTTGCATATTCTTTTAGCATTAAATGCCTGACTACTAGAACCGATATCAGGGAAGAATAGTTCTGTATCCACCTCAGAACATAATGGGTTCTCAAATTCCCAAGGAACCCTCATAGTTTACTTTATAAAGATAGGGTCAACAGGTGCATAGCCTTCAGGCTTACGCATCGGTTTAGGACCTTTCATTGGATCAAACCAACCTTTGTATGGTTTGCCCTTTTGAGAAACTCCAACAGCAAATACCATCTTGCCATTAATGCAATCAGGTGCATCTGCTCTGTCGTATGTCCAGACAGTTCCGTACTTATCTGTCATTGTGTCACCACCTGCATCTGATGATACTGCGGTAGCACCTAGTGCTTTCTTAGCATAAGAGATAGCACCTCCGCCATTACTAGGAGCTACATTAGCTCTACCTAGTGAGGCACCAACAGACTCTATTAGAGTTGCTGTATCTTGAACTGCTGTTAACAGTTCTTCTAATTCTTTAGCGTTATCGGCATAGATATTTATAAGTGAACCATCTTTGCCGTAGTTAACCTGTATCTTTGTTGTTGCATTTGCAGCCATTACTTACCTCCGGTGTGTTTGACAGTTAATCTTAATGATTCCTGTCCTTGTTTTTTTGGTACAAAGCCGAGGAGTTTTTCTACCTCATCGGCATCTACTGAATTGCGACCAGTAATAGTGCTCCATACTATGGATACACCACTGTTCGTCTGTCCAGTAAATCCTTCTAGCGATGTCCTTACTGACTCGCGTTGATCACTTAACTCTTTAATCTTTGCATCTAATTGTAAATATTTCAAAGCGGATGTGTCAACCTCTGGGTTGTCTATGAATATCTCATCCCCTTTGATAAGTTCTTTTTTTATACCAGTACATCCAATCTTGCCCGACTCATCAAAATACTTGCAATAGAACTTGCAGTAGTTTTGATCGCGCTCTGGCTCTGGTGCAATTGCGCTCTCTTTAATAGCTGATAACCAATTCAAAGCATCTTGTGCT